TAACCAAATGCGCGGCGCGCTCGTACACCGTGGCGGTATTCGTCACGCATAAAGACGTTTTCGTCCGATTCTGTGTCCATGCTGGTTAATTTTGCGTCCATGCGGTTTTGATAAATAAATGGCTTAATCGCACGCGAGCAATCAAGCAAATACCACGCAGGCCCCGTGCCGTCCGCTTTGTTTGACTGCGTGCCAGCGGTCGACTCTTTATCGCCGCTGACCGCATAAATCGGGTGGTCGTGGTCAAAAAATGGCTGGCCGTCGTGGCAAACTGTCTGCTCGCCTTTGGCCAGTAATGCAAACACAGACTCATCAACGTGTTCATTGGCCGTGCGCCCCAATTCATTAAACAGCGGCGTGTACATGCCCACGTTGTCGTCTTCAATATCGGTACGCGCCACGCCAATGGAGCTTTCAAATGTGGCGTTGGCTAGAGAATAACCACTGGTTTTTAGGCGGTTCAGCTGGCGATCGCCCACCCATTCGCGCATTTTTGGAATATTGTTTAACCAGCCGTATAAATTGACCGCGTTGTTTGATGGAACCATGGTGGCCACTTTTGACCACTGGCTGTCCGCCATGGTAAGGCCGTTTTTAAACGCGGCACTAAACGCAATGGCCAGCGTGCTTAATAAAGGTGCTGTAATAACTTTCATCGGGTGTCCTTTGTGACATTGTAAAATTTGACAACTTGATACTGGGCACCAAGGCTAAATCAGCCTTGGTGCAGCGGTTTTTCAATTACGCGGTTTTCGCTTTGGCAAAATCCGCCGCTGCAATCCCCATAGATTGGCACACCGCCAGCTCATCCGCGCTCAAGCCGTTGGCATCTGTTGCGCCTTGCGTGCCGTGGCTTTGTTGCCCCGTTAACGCGGTAATCACAGGTGCTGCCGCCAAAAAGCTTTTGAGCTGCGCCACGTCTTGCTTGCCAAGCTCCGTTGCCCATACTTTGGTTGATTCCAAAATGCGCCCGTCGCTTAAGCCTTGCGCCACCAAGCCTGCCACTTCATTGTGGGTAAGCTGGGTTTGTAATGTGGCCACTTGCGTTTGCAATGCCGCCATGGCCGTCACATTGGTGTTTGCGCCCGCCGCTTTGAGTGTGGCCAGCTCAGCGCCTGTTGCCTCCACCGAACTCGTAAGCGTTGCCACTTGCGCGTTGGCGGTATTGAGGTGTTCTTGCGCAGTTTTGTAATCAGCCTGTAGTTTGGCCACTTGGGTGACCACATCTGCATCTGTGCTGGTTTCGGCCAAGGCCAGTAATGCGAGTAATTCTTTTTTCACGTGAAGTCCTATCTGTTGATTGGGTTGGTTGGTTTGATTGATTGGGTTTGATTGGTCGTGCAAATGGGTGAGCCTGCTTAACATGGCGGGATTTAGCTCGGTCAAGCCCGTTAATCCCGGTGAATTGGTCAACGCCGCCATGTGCAACATCAGCACCTCGCCCGTATTGCCGTCATAACTAAACACGGGCGAAATGTAGCGGTACTGCTTGTTCTTGATAAAGCCCTCCGCCTCAGCTGTCCAGTCAATCCGTGCATAAACGCCGTCGCTGCGTGCCTCAAGTTTAATGGCCCAGCCAGCCGCTGGTGCGGGCAAGCCGTTAAACTCAGCTTTTTGCGTTTGGTGCTCATAATCAATCACCATCTGCTCAGGTACCGTGTTCCAATAATTCACAATCCGTGCCGCGCCGCCGTCGTTCAGCGTCCACTGCATATTGGGAGCGGGTCTGCCGTCATTGGAGGCAAAGCCCCACATCGGCAGCAGCCGCACCGCTTTGTCCGCGCCATTGCTTAAGTCAAACGCCAGCGCAGCGTATTGAATCGTCATTTCATAACCCCTCCGTGTGTGCTTCGATAAACGCATTGTGCGCGCCGCCCAAAACAAAACCCACTGAGCCGATGTCAGTGGGTTGGTTGATTGCCATGTTGTGTTGGTTGTGCGGATTGTGTCACGTTGTGTTTGGCGGTAGGGTATGCGCTGCCCGTTGGTGGCTTTTACCCCGTTAACGCCCCGTTAGAATCGCTCAAGCCAACCAGCGGCAGCCGTCGGTAAGGCGCACACCCAAAAAGCCATCCTACGGCTTGTTTTAACGCGCCAGCGCTTCAATATAATCGGCCACCGCATCGGACAACGCCCGCGCCCCAGAATCGGGTAGCACCATAAACGGGCGGGCGGCCATTTTAGAGGTGCCGTTGTTAAAAAACGGCGCGTAAGGGTTGGCCGTGGTTACCATTGCCGCGCCGAAAATGGTCAGCGGGTAAATACTTCTAAACATGTCGCCGCTGTCAAAACCAATGCCAGCCTTTACGCCGCGCCGCGCCTTTGATTTGAGCGTGGCGGGCTTTAACGCGTCCCACGCTGGGCGGCCTTGGGCTGCAAAGTTGTTTTTGACTTCATTAAACAGCGTCTCGGCCAAGCTGCCCATCAAATCATCGGGCGCGCTCAAGCCGTGCGCAATTGCGTTGATTTTTTGCCGCAAGCCTGTGATGTCGATGTCAATCTGGATCATTTGCACACTCCTTGGTTTTGGGTTAAACTGGCGCTATTCAGGGCAACCTGTAGCGTATATGGTCGCATGAGCTAGTGGTCGCGGCATTATAAGGATTCCATAGCGCAAAGCCAGCGGGCCACCGACTGGCTTTTTTATTGCCCGTCAACTATGCGGTACAGCAACAAGCCGTCGCGTTGTTTTTCAATGTACTTTAACTGCGCAGCAGCAGAACCCGTTACATTGGGTGCAAATAGCGTACTGCCGCTCCAGCCGTCTTTACCCAGCTCAAAAACGCCCATTCCCATCAACGTCCTGCCGTTCTCAACAAACTCATAGGCCTTGATATAGCGGCGTTTTAAGTAAAAGCTGCCGTTGTACTCTTGCCAATTAAGCCAAACCTCATCAGGGTTTTTAATCGTTTGTGCCAACAGCTTTAAATAAGGGCCGCGTTCAAATTTACTCGATTTCAATTCACCCGTCTGCTTATCCACAAACAATTGCTTATTCACCTGCACCGCCGCACCCGTCACATCCTGATACACCACGCCTTTATCCAACGTTGCGCCAAATTCATTTAAAAACGCCTGTGCATACGCCTCTTCACTCAAGCCTTTTGGCAGCACATCCGTGGCCGATACTGGCGCGGGTTTGGGCAAAGGCGGGCGCTCGCCCAGCACACGCCCATTGTCAAACGTGCGCGGCAATGTGTCCAGCGGCGGGGGCGTAAATGGCGTGGCGGCGGCTTTGCCCACATTGTAATTCCAGCCCACATCAGGCGTTGCGCGCACGGGCTTGCCATTATCGCCGCGCCGTTTTGGGTCGGTGTAGGTGGTGACTTGGTGTTTTTGGATAGAACCGTCGCGTTTTTTGACTTCCCGCGTCCAAGTACTCAAATGCTCTGCACCACTGCGCATATTGCCCGCCATCCCCTCGCGGTCAATGTCGCGCTGGCTTAAAAACGTGGTGGTGCAGTTGCAGCCAAAGCCATTCTGTGGCGCGTGGGTGTCCCAAAACGGGTCGTCTTGGCCAAAAATCAAACCATCCAACGCCACGTGGGCGGGACGCGGGATTTTGTGAATATGATGGTCATAGCGCCGATACGGCTTGAGGTGTTTAATCGCTTGCCCGCGCTGGTACTCAGCGGCGTTGTATGCTTGCGCGGCATTGGTGTGTAAAATCGTCTCCAGTCGGCGCGGGTTGAGCTTTTTACCCAACACCTCGCCAGCGTCGTCCGTTACCAGCCCACGGCCATTTGTTGACCACCAGCCTTTTTGGTGCAAGACCTTTTCCATGCCTCGCATGTATTGGCGGCGCGTGGCTTTGCCCTCTAAAAACTGTTCTACACCGCCGCGCAAGTCTTGCAAAATATCGGTTTTCATGACATGCGCCACCGTAAACGCCTTGGCGTGTGCCGCTTGATGTACTTCTTGCCAGTCCATGCTCAACACATAGCCCTTGCTTTTAAAGTAAGCAAGGGCTTTTTCGGGAGGCAAGCCAAAGGCAAAACCCAAATCAACTTTGTCCATAGCGTTTCTCAAAGTTAATCTGCGCCCAAACATCCGCCACAAACAGCACCCGCGTCAATGCCTGCGTGAGTTCCTGTGTTTGCATCTGTGGCGCAATCCGCAGCAATTCATCGGCCACATTATCCACATCACCGTCTTGGTTAAACGCCTCAACCAGCGGCGCAATCATTGCCAAGAGCGCGGGGCTTAAGTCTGGCATGTCAGCGTTGCTTAACGTGGCCATTGGGTTGTGTGCTGCCGATCCTGCTTTAAGCAGGGCTTTTTGAGCCGTTTGTTGCGCCGTTTTTTGTGGGGTATTTTGCACTGCGCGGCTTAAAACCGCTTCATCCTTGACCGCCTGCGGAATGCCCAGCTCTTTGTGTACCCACTCCAGCGGAATCTGTACCCCAATGTCCACCAGCTTGCCCAAGGCATCAGACCACACGGTCACATCGGCGGTGTCGATTAAGTCAAACTCAAACCGTGGACAACGCTCAAACGTAATGTTATGGCCGTTTAATACCAGCAGCGGATAAATCAAATCGCGCGTGAGCGTTCCAGCAAGCTGCTTGGCATCGGATTTTACCAATTCTTGGCGCACTTCATTGTGGACATTGCCCAGCGCGTTGGTGCTGGTTTTACCGTCGGCTTGCGTGGTGAGCGTGCCGCCCAAAATCGCCTTGCTCATCGCTTTGTCTGCCCAATCGGCCATTGCCAAAAACGGGTCGTGGGTTTTGCTCGCGCCGCTGCTGGCCTGCATAAACTCCACCGTCATGGTGTCGGGCATGACCGCGCTGGCGTTGCGCCCCAGTGCCATCACGGCATTAAAT